AATGAAAGCAACACACTTACGCACCCCCCGTACATTGGACGAGTGCCGGTTTGAAACTGATGGTCAAGCTATCTTTAAGATATCTAATACAGGTATGGAAGACTTTGAAAACATTAAGTCAGCCGCTTTTATAATCGGTGGTTTTGCATTATTTCTTATTATCTTTTACATATTTAAATCATGAAAATTAATCCAAATATTATTGTTAGCAGCATCGAGCATTATGCAAATCAACATTTTCGTAATGAGAATGAAGAGATTGACCGCATGAAATACAAGCTGGGAGCATTTGAAAGCCAAGTGCGTCACTTATGCAAAGTAATAGATGACCAAAATCATGAGATTAATCATCTAAATCATTTATTGGAAAGCAAATGAGAATAGATGAAATATTTAAAGAGATTGAAAGCTACTTGATGAGGATTTCATTAGGCGGTTCTTATGACGGTGGTGACAAGGTGCTGGCGCTGCTTCCTGAATTGCAAAAAGAGATTCAGTATGTAGTTGAACGTGCTTCAGTTGAATCGTTCAAACAAGCATTGGCAGCAATGAATGAAATTACCGCAGAAATGTATAACAAATTAGGAAAAGTAAATGGAACAGATCAAGAACCTACTAGCCACTAACGTAAACGACCATACAGAGCGTAAAAACAACCTGACATACCTAAGCTGGGCTTGGGCTTGGTCAGAGGTGTTAAAGGCCGATCCAAAGGCCACATTCAAGGTTGAGATGTTCAATGACAAGTGCTACATGGACATCAACGGCACGGCAATGGTATGGGTAACCGTCACCATGTTTGACAAGCCAATGACCTGTCAGTTGCCTGTTATGGACTACCGCAACAAGCCTATTCTTAACCCTGATAGCTTTGCAGTTAACACGGCCATCATGCGTTGCATGACCAAAGCGGTGTCCTTGCATGGTTTGGGTCTCTATATATACGCGGGTGAAGACCTTCCAGAAGAGGGTGAAGTGGCTAGAAAAGGACCCTCCCCTGTTGTAACACCTCGGGGCGGTATTGGTGAAGACACCATTGACGAAAACGAGAAAGACTTCTTGCGAGACATGGCAGCGACAACCACTGACCTTGTGACTGATGGCAAAGCGGCCAATGCTCTTGCAATGATAGAAGAGGCAGCACTAGAGGCTGACCAAAAAGTGTGGCTGTTTAATCAGCTTGATTCCAAAGTACGTTCAGCGTTGAAGAAAGCAAAAGGAGCTTAATATGTTTAAACGATTTGATTTAGTGGCAGTTGTTGGTGAGTATGAACAGAATGGCGAAAAGAAAAAACGCTATGCAAAGTTAGGCTCATTTTTTGAAGGCGATAAGGGTGACAAGTGGCTGAACCTTGATACTATCCCAGCAGGTAATTGGGACGGCAAGGTGTCGATTCGTGAACCGTTCGATGGTGACCGTCCTGCCCGTCAAAGTAGCCAACCTACACGCCGTAGCGAACCTTCTGGTCGTGGCGGCTCAGGGTTTGATGACATGGGCAACGATCTGCCCTTCTGACATTCCAAAGTGATATAGTGGTTCCGCAGTTGTCCTGATAGGACTTAGGGGGGAAAGCGAAAGCAAGTACCCCTATTTTTTAGAGGCCACTATGGAAAAACTAAAGATCGAATTCGCACCCGGTTGTTTTGATGACTTTGAAGGCACTCAAGAGGAACTGGATGCGCTCATAGACGAGATTTATGAGCTGGCTGAGTCAGGTGAGTTGTTCGACATGGCTACACCTATCAGCGATGACGAAATGGCGGCTATGGGAGAATATTACTCCAGCCGCCAGATTCTTAGCTAACAATAGACGGGTTTACAACCGTTCTAGCGTATTCACCAAACTTATCGTGGTATGTTATGCAAGTAGCATCTCGTTGGCTGCGATAACCATGTGAATGAGCGTACAGATCGCTTGGTTGTAAAACCCGATGAGTCTCAACAGCAACACCCGGTAAATCTTTCATGGTCTTATGATGAACGTGACCAATGTGAGCGTACCTGAAGCTCGTCAAACCCCACATCTCTGCTTTGTCAGAAGCCATGACGCCAAGCATTTGATCGGGCTTCAAAGTATCACCGTGAGTCGCTGCAAGCATAGTTTTCCCATGTTTGTAGAAGTAGAACTTCGATGGGTTCGTGTCAACCTGTACCCGTGGCTCCTTCTCGTAAGCAATCTCCAGCCACAAACTGAGATCGATGGCTGAAAAGTCATCATGGTTGCCGGGAATATTCCACACAATAACTTGATCGTGGCGCTCCAATGTCATATCAATCATGGACCGCAAGATTCTGAAACCAACCTTACGCACCTTTTGATAGCGGCCATCAACATCTAGGTTGTGACCAGAGCGTAAAGTGACGTTACGGCCATCATCAGCATGGTAGTAATCGCCAAGGTTCAAAATAATCGCCGTGGATGCCGCTGGAGAGCGTTTTACGAGGTCTTTGTGAGCTTCTGTGAACAAGGTCTCAGCCAAGGCTAAATCGTGGTTCTCGCCCGATTCATCAGCCCATGCTCTCATGCCAATGTGAGGGTCGCCATACACAAAAACATTCAGCAAAGATGCCTCGGTAATGACGTTCTTGCTGATAGGATCAAAACGGGGTAAATCATCCCGCATGGCATCAACAAAAGCATCACGAATCTTGAGAGCATTGTCAGCAGCGGCGGTGGTTTTAACCCACTGACCTTTGACCTTACCGTCATCACCATAATAAGTGGAGACACCTTTGACATTAAACCCTTCTGGAACAGGGTGAACCATGTCATGGTCAGGGGATAAACCTTGAGTAGCAGCAACAAACTTTAGTTGTCTAATTGCTCGGTCAATAATGCGCCGATTGATATTTAGTTCTTTAGCAGCTTTATTGTTACTGCCATGTTTTTTAATAGCTTCTAAATAATCAAGCTGTCGAACTGTAGCATATTGCGTTAAATAAGATAAGTCTTCCATCACAACTCCATGAGTAGCTTTTCCAAGACGTTGATGACTTGATGCTCGACACCCTCATCTTCTTTTGAATGTCGCAAGTCATACAACAAGATGTGCAATGCTTCATGAAGTGCTGTCTCTTTTAAAGACTCTTCATTGATTTCCACGCTACCAAAATCACCAAGCTGATACATAGCCAGCCTAGCTTCTGAGTCAAAGCTCACACAGGCCATCGCACCCCGTGGAACTCTGTTGATTTTTTCAATGCGCCAATCTTTTAGATTGAGTTTTTGTTGCCAATGCAATATGTGCTTATGAAAGGAAGCGGCCTGTTCCTTGTTGGGCACATTCTTTATTCTCATTTAGGCCACGCTTGTTGATACATTAAGGAGTCTGAGGCGTGACCGTCAGCTTCTTTTGCCATTCCTGTATATGCTCGTTGGCACTCTGAGAGTACGGCACTGAGGGTTGTGGTGTACTGGGTAAGGGCATCTCTGGAAGCTTTAGACTCGGTTGCAAGGCTGGTTGCGAGGGTGGTGTCGAACAACCGACTAGACTTGCTAGCAGTAGTGGCAAGAGACAATAAAGCTTTGCGGTGTATCTCAGTTTGGATAAGGGCATCATCTTTCTCCTTTTGCAATTCGTTTGTGCGCTGTAACGTTACAGTTGCAGTTTCAATCTTTTCCTTATCCCACAAGGCTTGTATACGAGCTTCGCCAATTCCTTGTTGATATTTGTCGTATGTATGTACACCGTACACACATCCAGCAAAAACCAAAGCAATAGCACCTATTTCAAGCCAACGCTTGTATGCGGATAAGAATGGAAGTAATAGGCTAAACATTGAACAAAGCAGCTTCTAAGGCTCTCCGTTTAACTAATCCGGGTAATACTCGACCATTTGCTTTATCCCATTTCTGAAACTCAGCATCAGCCTCGGCCATGTTGCCTTCATTAATATATTTCAACAATGATGAAGACTTGAAATGCCCTACGCCAACATTAAAAATAAAGTCAACAAGGGCATCAAACTCATATTGTGTAAGCGGAACTTGTACAAGTCCGTATATAGCAGTCTCACAACGTTCAATGTCTTGCATGAGATACATCTCAGCAGCAGAACGTGTGATTTTCATGCCTTTATGGATGTCTGGACCAGTATGACCCCAGCCAATAGTCCAAGGCTCACTGCCAGTAGCAGGGTCAGGATAGGCTTCTAAACGAAGTTCTTCGCTCGTTTCGGTTAAATCCAATCCAGTTCTATCAAATTTCAATGCTTCATTCATTTTTTGTCCGGTTCAGTATTAGCCTTCATACCAAGAGCCACACCGTGAGCAGCAGCAACAGCAGAAAGAGCGGATGCAAGCTGAAAAAGGTCAACAGCCACCTTATTATAAGCTGACCAACATGAATGTCCTATGACAGTAAGTATGCTTATAGCCCATGAAACACGACCTAAATCAAGGGTTTGGTTGTCCTTACCCGTGATTAGATCGTAAAGTTTCGTAAAGACATTCATTTATCTGCTTTGGCTTCGAGCTTGTCCATGAGTCGATCAAGCTTGGCGTCAATCTTGTCAAACAGAATTTGCATATCTGATTTCATGGCGTATTCTTTTGGAAGCTCTTCGCGTAATTTGGCAAGATCAAGCTTTAAATCTTTGACAGCATCCCATAGTTCTTTAGCGAACCAGCCAAGGCAGAACAAAGCGCCACCGCCAAAAAGATTAATGAATGTTTGCATATCAGACATGATTACTTCCTAGATGGTGGTGCTATTGCCCCAGAAATACGACCGCCCCGTCCAGAGCGTTTTTGCATTTCTGATTGTAACTTTTCTCTTTCAGTAAATACTTCTGGAGGATTATTAATTAGCTCATTAATTGATTTTTGATTACCTTCTTTGGAGGTAGCAAAGTTTTTCAGAGCTTCATTAAAACCGGGACGAATTGATTCTAATTCCTGCAATTTAGGATTACGTTCAAACACGCTGCCAGTATCTAGCGTAGGTGCGCCAGCTTCTTTGCTATAGGTAGCAAGTTGAGCAACTGGAGGCAACATACTCATAGCGCTTTCACCGGCTGATTCAGCACTTTCATTAGGAGATGCTTTAGCCAAGTCTGCCAATGAAATCAATGCGCCAGCAACGCCACCCATTTTCACCATTTTGTTCTTACCAACCATCTTGGTAATAGATGATGTTGTTTCGCCTAATTCTTTACCTGCTTCTTTAGCAACAGAACGGCTATCGCGGCCTAAACTTTTATTAATTTCTCTAGCTTGCTCATAAGCTTGTTGCGGCGTTGCAGGAAAACCGCCTGACTCTTTTAGCAGTTTTGTGTAATTTTCTTGGCCGATTGCATTACGCAAGATGTCCATATTTTGGCCGTTTGGAATAAATGCAAAATCTTTTCCAAGCTCATGCAAGCCAGCCATTTCTTTCTTACGCAAACCGGGTTCACCAGTGCCTTGATATGCTGGCATACCAGAACCAGTAGTCAGTTCGGTGGCAGGTGCAACACCTACTTTAGGCGCTTCGGTTTTTGACTTAGGAGCGTTTTGATCTACAGTGGCTGCTTGACCACCAGCTTCAGTAGCGGCAGTTACAGGTTGTGCTTGTGTAGCACCTTGTAGCGGTGCTTGTTCAACAGGAGCGGCAGTAGCAGGAGCTTGTCCAGCATTAGCCATAGGTTGTGTTTGTTGGGTAGCAATTGTGGCTTGTGCTGCTTGTTTAGGAGCCTCTGCGGCGGCTGCCATAGCTTTACCATCAGCAATTGATACACGGCCTTCACGCAAAGCTTTAGCCACTTCTGGGTGCTTTTTCTGTAACAAGGCAGCAATCTCTTCTTCTTGAGATACAGGCTGTACAGGAGCTTGTTGAGCAGGAGCTGCTTGTGTTGCTTGAATTTTTGCTTCGGCTTCGTCAGCTTTAGCTTTAGCAAGACGCACTTGGTGCAAACGCTCTTCACGTTCCATGCGTTTCATGTAGTCTTCGTGAGACTCTTGCGCCTCCATTGTGGGTTCTACCTTAGTACCCTCTTCTTCTTTTTTCTTGCCAAAAAGGTCCAAAGCTTTCTTGCCACCATACAAAGCAGCAAGTAGACCACCAGCGCCAACAGCATAAGGTGTTGCCAGCGAATACATATCAGAATTAGGCGACTTAGCTTGAGGGAATGGCATATTAGGAGCCATTTCAGTTTGCCCTTGAGTAACAGCGCCAGTTACATTTTGCATGGCTTGACTCATGTCAGCTTGCGGATTTGCGCCATTAAACCCAGTAGATATACTAGTACTTGCAGGAGGTGCTACAGGAGCAGATTTGGCAGCAGGTCTTGCAGCAGGTGCTGTAGTTTGCGCGGGTGCTGATTGAGAGGCAACAGGCGCTTGTGGGCTATTTAAACCAGATTGTTGTTGCAGATATTGTTGATATTCTGCATCAGTCATATTACTAATATCTGCCATATAGCCTCTTATTGTGTAATTAGTTTGTTAGTTGTAATGTCAACGTATGGCAAACCGGCTTTTTTAGGTCGAATATGTTTTGCACGCTCTTCAACCGGAATACGGTTAATGCCACTTAAATCTTGCAATTCTTTTTCATTGTAAGAATTAAATATTCCTTTTGCATGGTCAGAGTTAGCAAATTCATTAGCCATTGTTACGCCATCTTTTACTTGGCCTGTACGACCCATTTCTTGCCAATCACGATTTACTTTATCTGCAAAAGCCGCATTTAGAGCAGCATTTTTTTGATGTTGCACCATAGCTTTCAAGATGTTATCTCGACCAGCCATAGTGACATCTACGTCAGCAGCAGGTGTATATCCGGGCGCAAAAGAATCTTGTGGAACTTTACTGTTAGCTAATTTCAATTGATCGTTTAGTTCTTGCAAACGAACAAAATGCTGGAAGTCTTCTGGAGACATAGCGCCAGCAGTCAAAGCATTAACTTGAGATGCTATTGTTGCTTGAGCTTGATTGCCTTGTTGTTGACTTTGTGTAGTACCAGCTTGTTGAGAAGCGTTAGTGCCAAAACTATTTTGAGCAGTATTGTTAACCCCAACGCCAACATTAGCACCAATTCCATTACCGCCTCCAGCAATAGGAGCTACTGATCCGGGAACATTTCCTGTTATACCGCCATTTGCACTAAGGCTATTTGCTTGATTGTTATTAGCGTTAGCGCTTGTTCCAAATCCTGAAGTTTGTCCTTTACTTTGACCAGCAGTTTTGAAATCGGTAACGTATTTAAATAATAAAGCACGTTGGTCAGGATTCAGATTTGCAATAGCATTAAGAGCTTTAGGATTCTTAATCGATTCAGTTGTATTAATAATCTGTTGTGCAAGATTATGAATAGCAGTGCTTGAACGAGCAGAGGCTAAGGAATTTGCATAAGCACCTTGCGATTGAGTCAAAGCACCATCACGAACTGCTTTCTGAATAACATTCAAGTTATCGTAATTAGCGCCTTTAAGAATAGCAGCATCACGGCCACTTAATACACCGCCTTTATCATTTAATGCTTGTATTTCGTCTTGGCTTAGTTCTTTACCATCAGCATCTTTAATGCGGCCATTAAAACCATTAGCGTTATATGCTTTTTGATAAAACTTACCGTCAGCACCACGGGCTTGTTCATATTGAACTGGACCACCGTTATAGTATTTCCACAAACCCATTAAGTCGCCTTTGAGAGCGCTTGCAATCATGCCGGGCAATTGCATTTGCTCGTTTTCATGAATATATGGCGTTGCATTAGCTTGTTTTTGAATGCCATTGGAAGCGGCCAAATTGTCTTCTGGCGTACCTTGACCTGTTAAAACCTTAACAATAGATGGAAGTTCTTTTGGTACTTGCGAAACAACGTCATTATTTTCAGGAACGTCAACGTGAGCAACCGGATCAGATTGAATTTCAATAGGAGGTGGCATAGCGGGCATTTTTTATTCCTTTAAGCAAACAAAGCGGCTAGAGCGTCCATGCCTCCAGACAAAGCATCGCCAATACTAGAAACAATACTATCGCTAGATAACGGGGTAACTGATTTCATATAGTCAACAGCACCGGGAATTGAATCGGTAACAGCATCAGCAGCAGGTGCGGCAGCAGCAGGAGCAGCGCCACGAGCTGCATTAACCGCGCCCATCATATTGCCTTGACCAAGCTGACTAGCAGTATTAGATATTTTGCCAGCAGTGTTTGAAATACTATTAAATTGATCTGTAAATGGTTGGCTAATTTGATCGCCAACGTCAGACCAGCTTTTAATTGGTTTTACTGGTGTAGATACGGAATCAGAAGGAGCAACACCTTTTTTTTCATTGGTGTTAAGCATTTGAGGACCAATACCTCTTGCTGCCAAATAATCTTGACCAAAAGTAGGATTGTAATAGCCAGCCATTTATATCCCCTTATTTACCGCCAAGGCTCTTGCCCTTGCCAGAAGTGCTAGAGCTTTGAGTGCCAGAGAAGTTTGGCGTAGTGTTGGCAGTAGGCACACCAAAGATGGTAGATGCGTAGTTGCTGTATGTGTTTTGAGGCGTTTGTGCGTAGCCAATGTTTGCGCCAGCAGCTTGGTTAGCTCCTGCCAAGTTAGCAGTGCCTTGACCGGCCAAGCCAGCATAACCTTGTTGAGCGGCAGAGTTAGCACCTTGACCAGCATTCAGCAAGTTGCTACCCAAATTACCAGCAGCGCCAACAGCGCTAGTGCCCTGACCGATTTGGCTCGATGCAAGACCGCCAGCCGTACCTACAGCGCCTGTGCCTTGACCCAGAATATTCGCATACAAGCCACCAGCGTTGTTAACAGCACCAGTACCTTGGCCCAGCAAGTTAGAGTACAGATTGCCAGCGTTACTTGCAGCAGTTTGACCAGCGCCCAACAATTGACCGTAAGCAGAATTAGCATTAGCTAAGTTAGATTGACCAGCGCCAAGCATGGCATTAGATGCTGCCAGTTGATTTTGTTGAACACCAGCCATTGCATTAGCAGCAGCTTGTTGTTGACGTTGTGCTGTCAAAGATTGCAAGTTTTGATCTGCAATAGCTTGACGGGCAGAACCAAGGCCACCAGCGCCACCATACATGGCATTTTGGCCGTTAAGGGCATCCATAGCAGACTGTTGACCAGCTTGCAAAGCACCTTGAATTTGTTGTTGTTCGTACTGAGGGCTAAACAATGTTGAAAGAGTATTAGCACCTTGGTTTTGCAGTTGCTGACCAGTTTGAGCTTGGAAGGCAGCATTGCTACCCAGACCGCCAGCACCACCGCCTGTAAGACCTTGTGCCAAACCTTGTTGGTATTGAGCAAGTTGGCCGGACCCTTGAGCGCCTTGGCCCATGTAAGCGTTACCAGCTTGATTCAAAGCGTTAGCAGCGCCAGCAGCACCACCAGCACCTTGGTTTAACAGAGCAGAACCAGCACCGCTTAACAGACCTTGAGCGTTATTTACACCAGAAGTACCAGAGTTAATTAGGCCAGAACCTGTAGCGTTAAGAATGTTTTGTGCGTTACCAACAGCAGAAGCGCCAGAGCCGGTCAAACCTTGACCAAGACCTTGTTGGTAAGCGGCCATGTTTTGCTGACCAGCAGTACCGCTAGTAAGAGCGCTAGTGCCAACACCTTGTTGCAATTGACCAGTTTGGCTTGCTACGTTAATAGCGTTATTGGCAGCGTTGGTAGCGTTAGGATTAACTTGGTTGTATACGTTTTGTGCGCCAGAAATAGTATTCTGATAGGCAGGGAAAATCGTATTCGTTAAGAAGTTAGTTTGCGCCTGTAGCGCCTGTGTTTGTTCAGGAGTTAATTGGGTACTCTGACTACCCGAAGATTTACCGATACCCATTTAGCGACCCTTCCCTTTTCCTGCTTGGAAACTGTTGGTGTTTTGGCCTGTCATGCCTGAAACATTCCAAGGTTGTATTGTATTCTGATATTGATTAGGTGGATTATTTTGTTGGCTAGGATTAGGCATTCCAATAGCATGGCTTTGTTGGCTTACTTGACTGGCTTGTCCCATAGCAGGTTGACCGCTTTGACCGGGATAAGTAATGTTACCTTTACCGCCGGGTGAGCCGCCTACACTAGATGAACCATTAGTTGAATTAGTGGCAATACCAGAAGGAGCGCCTTTACCTTGACCTCCACCGGATTGTGACATTGTAGGCTGACCCATAAATAATCCTTAACTTAACAAAGGCTGATAAAGAACAGAGTTGTATGTAACAGAGGCAGAAAATGAACTAGGAGTAATTAAGCTATTGTTTGCATCTCTAAAAACAATACTGCCAATGTTTAACCCAATGTTATAACTTCCGCTAGACGAAAAAGTTACTAAAAAAGACACACTAAAAGGAATGCTTACAGAATAAGTGTTATTTGTAACACTTGTCATACCGGGAACTAAACTAACATTTTGACCGGCTTGTGCCCCAGCAGATGCAACTCCAGTTGCGTAACCATAAAATGTTGTATTAACACTTGTTGGAATAGTTACGGTATTACCTTGTACAGATAAATTTCCGTAAATTGTTACTAGCGCTTGACCAACATTTGCACTGCTATTTGTAAAAGAAAGCGCATTACCACCACTGGAAGAAATTCCATAACTTGAAGTATATGATGTTGTTGCGCTTACAAATCCATTTAACTTAATTGTGCTTCCGTTGTAAGTTAAATTCTGAGCCGCTGTTCCTAATGCAAAAGTGCCATTGGAATTAATAACAGCTCCAGAACCCGTCATTGTGGTTCCTGAAATTGCAGGAGAGCTACCAACTAAAACAGTTCCAGCAAAAGAACCTGTTGCGGCACTTAATGATCCTGCAAAAGTTCCAGTTGCGGCTGACAACGAACCGGCAAAAGTACCAGTGGCCGCTGACAATGAGCCAGTAAATGTACCGCCAGCAGCAGACAAATTACCTGCAAATGTACCAGTAGCAGCAGTCAATGAACCTGTAAACGTGCCACTGGCTGCTTGCAAAGAACCAGCAAATGTACCTGTCGCGCTAGACAAAGCACCTGCAATGACAGTACCAGCAGCCAATGTACCGGCTGTAATCGTGCCCATGTTGGCGCTAATAGCACTGAGGTTTGATACGTTTATCTTGGTAGCGTCAATCTGACCAGCACCAATATTGCCAGCCAACAAAACACCAATCTGAGCAGAACCGATAGCAGCGCTTGCAATGTATGTTGAAGCGTTAGATGCGGTAATCTGGCCTGTAATGTTTGTGCCAAACGTAGCACCGTAAGAAGCTGCTGTCTGAAATGCGCCACCAGAGTAAAGATATGTAACCGGCAGAGTAGGTGCGGTATTAACCCAAATATCACCGTTTTGTGGGCTGCTTGGCGTAGTAGATTGGATATATACGTTGTTTTGTGTAGCGTATAAAGAACCGTTATAGCCAAGACCAGAAATAGTTACAGAGCCGCCACCAGCACCTGACAGTGTGCCATTTGAATTAATGGTAATAAGAGCATTAGCAACAGGAGTTGCATTACCAGTACCAATGCCTTGTATCAAACCACTTGTAATAAATATTTGATGGTTGTCAACAATAGTGCCAGCGCCAGAGCCAACGCCTTGCAAAGCACCTGATCCATCAATATAAGTGTAGTTTGCGTTTAAGGAGCCTGTAAAACCAAGACCGCCAAGGGTTACTTGACCACCACCGCCACCAATAATTTGACCATTGCTACTTAATGTAATCAGGGTGTTATCAATAGTTGTTCCAGAACCTGTACCAATACCTTGGATAGCACCAGAAATTATTGAAATAGCATTATTAGCAACGGTTGTACCAGCACCACTACCTACGCCTTGAATCTTGCCAGAGCCATCGACATAGGTGTAATTGGCATTTAATGCGCCAGTAAATCCTAAACCACCAATAGTTACAGCACCGCCTCCCGCACCAGACAAAGTGCCATTAGAGTTGAGTGTGATGTTGCTATTTATCCAATTACTTGAAGGCGTAATGTTGGTGTAATTAAGTGGATTGCCAACACCAAGCAAGATGTTGCCCGACAAATCACGGATGGTCAGACCATTGGAATTAATGTTTGAGGCAGTGATTGAGTTAGAAACAATCAGGTCGCCTGTAATGTAAGTTTGGAATAACCCCCAAGATGTACCGCTGTACTTGAATACTTCAGAGTTATTGCCAGCGTTGTAGTTAAGAGTACAAATGTCACCGGCTACAGGATAGCGGCCAATAACAGCAATGACTTCAGCATTGGTTGGAGGGCTACCGTCATAGGCTGTACGGATAACTACAAAAGTTGAAGCACCGGGCGTTCCAATACTGGACGTTGACACAATAGGATTTGCCGTATTGGTCCAATCCAAGACTGACGTGGCTTGGGTATTGTTGCTGACAAGGTTTATAGTAATAGACCATAAAACAGCTCCAGCAGTGCTATTGGAGGGAATCGTTACAGACCAGCCACTAGGAACATTAGATACAACACCCGTTGCCCATGTGTAGATAGACGTAGTAGTTGGGCGGGTAGGAGCTGTAGATGTGCCCCAAATATAGATGGATACCTTAGTGGTATTTACGCCTGACAGAATGTCCAGATTGATCTGGGTGTTGTCTTGTACTTGGGTATAGTAAGGTGACGGGGCAGTTGCGGCCACCACAAAGCGAATAGCGCGGCCACCAGTGACGTTATACCAAAGAAAATTAGTAGTACCAAACCCTGTAGTGGCATACCAAACATAGTCGGTATAGTTGGTGTCTTCGCCTACAACATTGGTGTTACGCAAACCATAATATGTAGCGTTGGTAGGAGAAGGACTAAACCCTATAGAGCCGTCATAGCTTTGTGCGTACATGACATCCATGTACTGGTATAAATAACTCAGAATCGTATTACCCGGACCAGTAACAGCACCTGTAACTTGGTTGGCATTCATGCTGCCATTGAAGTTAGCTAGGATGTAGTTAACCGCCCCTGTAATCTGCGATGTTGAGGCATTTGACGCTATGTTGTATGCCATTAGAAAGCGTCCTCAGTCTTGGTAATCTGCCAGTTCATGGCCGTCAAGTTCCAAGCGGATGTAGTGTCGTTTGATTGCACCTTAATAGAGGCCAAGCGCACGTTGTTTTGTGTGGTGGCTACCCAAGGTGAGCCCGTACCAAGAACAAGCGTTCCAGCGTCCCCATACCAAGGGTTCTGTGAGATCGAATCAGAGCCGCCAACAGTAATGTTAATAGTGCCAGAACCTGCAATTTCAGGAAGCAAACGGTGGGTGTAAATCTTGCTGCTGTAAGGAATAGGACCTTTTTCGTCAGCCATAGCAATATTGTCACGCTGGAACAAAGAATTAATGGCAGAACCATTGAAGGATGTGCCAATACCAGTTTGAACAAGTTGCGAGCCGGATGTATCGCCTTGAGCATACGTTACACAGCGCGAAGCAAGGTTGAACTGCCCTGATGTCAAGACAGGAGATTCGCAACCCATACAGGCGTTTTGAACGGTTTTAGGGGCATTCCAGATTTGCAGGTCATAACGATAAGAGATCATCTTATTGCACCAGCCTGAAGACGTTAAATCTGGGTAGTAAATCTCGACCTGATACTTCTGTGAGTTATTGACAACAAAGACACGATCAAAGTACGAAGGGTTTAAATTAGCGTAAAAATACTTTTTGACACGCTGATTGCCCAAAGGTGTAAATTGTGTGCCGTCAAACATCCAAATGTCACGGGCGTCTACACCATAAACAACGGTATCTACGTTAGCCCAGCAATTTTGGTTGAGGAGGCCACGGCCTTTGCTGAAAGGAGCAACTGAAAATACAGGTGCAACAGAGCTTTGATAAGCAATCGGGGACATGATGATCGTATCCCAATAGCTACACATATAGAAGTTAGCGCCAAGGAAAAAGCCGTCAATTAAAGGACCGCGAACAGCAACTTCTTGTTCGTTGGCAATATTGCTGTATGTTGGAGCCCAAGTAGCCGGAACACCAGTATTGGCAAATGCTTGCGACCAGCGAATGGTAGTCGGATAGTTGGTGACAGTGCCGCCGTTGGTCTTTGTCAGGTTACCCGCAACTAGGATGTTGCCTACGTTGGGAGAGGAATAAGCTCTCATAAAACCAGCTTGCACAGCAGTAGTGCCTAACGTGGTTTCGTAATTCCAAACGTAGTTGTTGGGGGCATGGTCATAAAGATAGATTTCAGTCTGGTTTGGACCAAAATACATAGGCGGGTTAATGGTGTCGTTAATAAAGAAAACTTCACCAACCCAATCAGAAGTAATGTTAGTGTTATCTGAATAGCCAGACAAAGAAACATTAGGGTTTCCACCTACTCCCGGCGTAATGTTGCTAATACCAGAAGAAGTAACCATGTACCACTTTCCTTGAGTAGTAGCACAGATATATACCCACTGATTAGAACTGCGGAAACCGCCAGCCACAAAGAAAACAGTACCCGGAATGGCAGACAGGACGTTTTGCTCACCATCCACATTTTTGATACCTCGAACGTCAGTCTCAATATTCAGCCCAATGTTGTACTCGTTTGGTCCAAGAGCATTACTTGGAACATCGGGTGTAAAGCTCATGTTTACAAACGGAGTACGAACACGGGAATAGTCACTCATTTAAGTTACCATTTTTTCTAAATTATTAATAAGTCTAGTATCAGTTGGGTTAAATTCTAAAGCCTTTTTACACAATGCTATAGCCTCATCCTTCATGCCCATATTCCATGAGGCTATGCTGGCTAGGTCATAAGGCTTTTCAGTCCATACAGTAGGGTCTGCTGTATAAACTTCTTCTTTATTTGTAATATTTAATGCTTGTTTGGCTGCTGTATAGCATTCCAACCACATCGAATTTACATAAGAAAATAAAGCCAAATCTACCCAAGGCTCTCTAGTAACAGGAGCTTCAGCGCAAGCCAACCTATACCATTTTAATGCAGACCAATAATCACCTTTTTCTTGATAAGCTTTACCAAGCAATCGCATCGCATAGCATCTCTCATTTTGCCAAGTAGCTTCTGGCATTTTGAGATATGAATGCAAAGCTTCTATAGCCTCATCCCACCGGGAGTAAAAAGTTAGCTCCCTAGCAAAATAAAATGCGTTACGAGGGCAAGTAGGGTCTTCCTTTACCGACAATTCCAGTAGTGGCATATATTGCCCACGAGACTTAGTAGGATCAGGA